AATATCGGTTTGACCCAACAGGTCACCCGAGGTTCGCGGCTAGCGCTAATGAGGGGTCAAGAACTTACTGGACGCTAGCCGCGACACGGTGAACGGCGTTACAAAGTGTTGCATTATTCGCAACTTAGGGAAATACAAGCGATACTAATACCATGGGTCTATTCGACGTATTTTCTTTAACTTCTCAAGTAAACGCCGCACAATCTCAAGAAGTGACCGCAGCCATAAACGTATTGCCTAGCCAGAACTTCGCGCCTTTGTTTATGTCGCCTTACACCACGCGACAAGAAGCTATGGAAGTACCAAGCGTAGCTAGAGCCCGCTCTATTATCTGCGGAACGGCTGCAAGCCTGCCTTTAATTGCTTACAACAAAACCACAAACGCAAAAGTTTATGGGCGCACAATTTTAGAACAGCCAGACCCAGCGCTACCAATGGCCGTTACTATGTCTTACACTTTTGCCGATTTGCTCTTTGACGACGTAGCCTATTGGCAGGTATTGGAAGTTTCACCGGACGACGCTAGGCCAACACGCGCCCGCCGCATTGACCCGCTACGGGTTAGTTACAATACCGAGGGCGCTAACGGAATTGTTATTGACGGGTTTTATGTAGACGGCAATCTCGTACCAATGTCCGGCGTAAATTCCCTAATTGTTTTTTACGGTTTAGGTACTGGCGGAATTTTGAGCCGCGCAGGTCGAACAATTAAGACCGCGCTAGACCTAGAAAAGGCCGTAAGTCGTATGGCCGAAGAACCTAATCCCGCCATGTATATTAAGAATAGCGGGGTGGACTTGCCAGCGTCGCAGGTGAGCGCCTTGTTATCTAATTGGAAAGCCGCCCGCGCTCAACGCTCAACCGCTTATTTATCCGGTAATCTTGAGGTTCAAACTTTCGGGTTTGACGCTAGCCAAATGGAACTTAGTGCTAACCGCATGAACACGGCTACCGAAATAGCCCGCCTTATGAACATTCCAGCGTGGTATCTAAATGCCGAAAGCACTTCAAGCACCTATTCAAATACGCTCCAGGAGCGCCGCTCACTTATTGACCTTTCCCTAATGCCATTCCTAATTGCCGTAGAACAGCGTCTAAGCATGGACGATATAACCCCAATGACCCAGCGCGTAAAATTCGAGGTCGAAGAATACCTACGTGGTACACCTATGGAACGTATAGAAGTTACAGGCAAAATGCTAGAGCTTGGACTTATTGACATTGACGAAGCCCGCGCCATGGAAGACCTAGCCCCTAGAGGAAGTGAAACAAATGCTAATTAACTTTGACGGCAAGATACTAGCCGCAGACGTTGCCAACAGAACCATTACCGGAACTATTGTCCCGTTTGGTATTTCAGGTAATACCAGCGCTGGCGCAGTAGTCTTTGAGTTTGGAAGTTTCCAGCAATTTAAGGCAGAGGAAATAATCCTTAATAAAGAGCATTCCCGTACAGACCCATTAGGCCGTGGAATTGCAGGAAGTGAAGTTATCACCCCTGCCGGTATTTCTATGTCTTTCAAAATTGCTGGGACTAGCGCGGGAACAGACGCACTAATCGAAGCCGCCGAGGGCTTGCGCCCAGCGTTTAGCATTGAAGCCAGCGCCGACGAATACACCATAGACAAAGGCGTAATGAAAGTAAGCGCTGCTACCTTGCAGCAAGTCGCGCACGTCACGAACCCCGCCTTTAAGTCCGCTTTAATAACAGAAGTCGCAGCTAGTGAAGACGAAGAAAGCGACACCCCAGAAACCACCGAAGCAGCCGCCGAGGAAAACAAAAAGGATACAACAATGGAAAACGAAAACCCAGAAGTTGAAGCCGCAGAGGAAGTAACAGCCGTACCGGTTGTTCAGGCTGCCGCTCCAATTCGCACCGCACCACGTAGCCCAATCGTAGACGGAACTTCTTACCTAGAGCACAGCATTAAAGCCGCTATGGGTAACGACGATAGCCGCCAATACGTAAGAGCTGCGGACGAAAGTACCGCAACAAACACGGGTCTAACCCTTGCACCGCATTTACAGGAATTTATTTCTACCACTATTGACGGACGCCCAACTATTGACGCAATTTCCCGTGGCGCACTTCCGGCTTCTGGAATGTCATTCACCATTCCTAAGCTAGTTACACCGCCGACAGTTGCGGAAGTTGCAGAAGAGGGCGACCCATTCGGTACACCTATGACTTCATCTTTCCTAACGGTGAACGTAGAAAAGTACGCAGGCGCTTCGAGAATTAGCTGGGAGTTAATTGACAGAAGCTCACCGGCATTTCTCACCGAGCTCCTACGCGAAATGTCCGCAGCTTACGCCAAGGCAACAGACCTAGCCGTAGTATCTGCTCTTCTATCCGGTGGAACAGATGCAACCGCAGTAGCGGGAACAGCCGACGGTTTACAGTCATTTATCGCAACCGAAAGCGCAGCCGCCTACGCAGGTTCAGGCAATTTTGCCCGTAACCTTGTAGCGAATACAACTAACTGGACTGCAATTATGGGTTACCAGGACGGTTCAGACCGCCCACTTTACAACGCCGCCGCACCGTCAAACGCACCAGGCGCAGTAAATGGAACCTCAATCGTAGGTAACGTATTGGGAACCCAGCTCTTTGTAGACCCACACATTGGCGCAGGCGCAGACGAGGGCATGATTTTGCTTGCCCCTGAAGCTGCAACATGGTATGAGAGCCCTGTACGTCAAGTACGCGTGGACGTAATTGGTTCAGGCCAGATTGAGGTATCCGTTTACGGTTACGGCGCATTGGCTATTAAGAAGCCTTTGGGCGTACGCGTTTACCAACAGACCGCGTAAGACCAAATAATCGTAGGGGGGGTGCTGCCCTGTGCCCCCCCTACACCCCAATAAGGAAAGGTTAAACCTATGGCAATTATTAGTATTTCTGAATTAAAGTCGGTACTTGGTATTGGTTCAATCTATCCGGACGCCGAAGTTCAACAAGTGGCCGACGCTGCAAGCGACATTATTTTAAGTTACCTGGAATTTAACCGCTCTAGTATTGTGGCCGTCGAACTAGAAGACAACGTAGCAACCTACTACACCGTAGAGCCGCACGATTTTGTCGTAGGTTCGGCGCTTACGGTTACAGGCTGCCCAACTACCTTTAACGGTTCGCGTACAGTTACAGCACGAAGAGCCGCTAGTTTTGATGTAGCCATTACCGCCGCCGACGTAATTGAAACCCCAGTACGTCCGTACGGTAGAGCCGTATTAACTTCACAAGCTGCTCTTTATGATGCTAACGCAAGCGTAAGAGAAGCTTGTTTAGCCCTAGCCGTAGACATTTGGGAAACCCGCAAGGGAACTATGGGACAACAAGGCGTAGATTTTGCGCCAGCGCCTTATCGTTTAGGCCGCTCAATGCTCCAAAGAATTATGGGCTTACTTGGTAAAGACGTAGACACTAATAGCCTGGTTGGATAATGGCTAATTTAGTAAGTTTACGCGACACACTAGCCAGCGCATTAGGCGCGGCTGGGCGTGTAGTTTACGCATTCCCGCGTGAGCAGATTACGCCGCCCGCCTTGGTACTTGTGCCAGCGTCGCCTTACTTAACCCCAGTAGCTATTGGCGGGTTATCTAATCGCATAAATGTACGTTTTGAACTAACCGCAATAGTCGGGGCAGCCGATAATCAAGCCGCCCTAGCGAACATGGAAAGTTTAATGCTAGACGTTTTTAACGAACTACCTACGGGAACGGCAGTTATTAACGGGTGGACGCAACCACAAATACAAGAAGTAACAGGCCAACAAATGCTTACTAGCTCACTTACTATTGAGGTAGTAACAACAAACAACTAAGGAAAGGGTTAGCCTAATGGCAACTTATATTACCGGTAGGGATTTAACCCTAACCATTGACGGCGACAGCTACGACGCGCAGGCTTCGACAGTAACGCTAACAACAGAACTAAACCAAGCAACGCTAGAGGTATTATCTGGCCGCGCTTACAAGACTATCGACCAGACAGCAACCCTAAGCGTAGAAATGTACGCAGACTGGGGCGCGGCAGGTTCACTATGCGACGCACTTTGGGACGCAGCAGCAGCAACGCCAGATACCGGAATTGCTGCAAGTTTCGACGCAAATGGTTCGACATTTACTATGAACGTCCTGCCTAATTACCCAGCAGCAGGCGGCGGCGCAGTAGATGTATTGACTACAACAGTCGAACTAACAGTAGTAGACGGCAGCGTAACCCGCGCTTAACTAGAGAGAACAGGGCACTTTATGAAGTACGAAATAAAAACCCAACAGGGCACTAACTACATAGTGAGCGACGAAGACATAGAAATATGGATAGAACTAGAAGAGATTTTAGGACTTACATATAACGAAGCAGCCGCGAAAATGGCGAAAGGCAGCATGACGGTTATATCCGAAATGCTATTTATCGCGTCAAGGCTCGCCGGACATACGGAGTTAAAGACGTCTAAGGTATGGCGTAAAACCGAATATGACGGCGTCGAGGTGCTAGACGAAGACCCAAAAGCACCATAAGAACCAATTTAGTAAGAATTGCCGTTAGTACCGGCATACCCCTAGGGGACTTATTAAAATGGCGTCGCTCGGATATGGAAACGGCTTTAGAACTAATTGCGGAAAGGAACGGACACTATGGCGGATAAGCAAACCATACGGGTAAGCATGGACATAGACGACGAAGTACGCAAAATATTTAAGGCACTAAACGAAATGGACGCCGAAAGCAAAACCAAACTTAAAGAACGGGTTAAAGGTATTGCTAGTTGGGTGGCCGACGACATTAAGACCGCAGCTAGTTACGCCCCAATGTATAAACAAGCGCAGAGAGTAGCGCAGACTACCAGGGCGAATAAAGACCGCGTACCTAATATTACTATTGGCGGGTCACGGGTTAAATTTAGCGGCGGCGCAGTTTCGGGCGACGTGCTTTATGGTTCAGAATTTGGCGCAGACCCTACAAGTCAAGCGGGACAATTTCCTAACGGCGGGCGTCGCTTTCCTTATAGAAGTCCTAGACGTGGACAAGGTAACGAGGGCTACTGGATTTACCCAGAATTGCGGCGCTTACAGCCTAAGATTACTAAAGAGTGGCACGAAGCTTGCGACGACGTTTTAGCGAATTGGACTAAGGGGGTAAGCATTTAATGGCTACACAGAGAACCCTTAAACTTAACTTACTTGCGGACGTAGATAAATTTGGTAAAGGCTTACGACAAGCCGGACAAGATACCCAGACTTTCGGCGGCAAGGTAGCCAAGTTTGGCAAAATGGCGGGCGCAGCTTTTGCAGCCGCCGGAGCAGCTGCCGCGGGCTACGCTATTAAAATTGGTATAGACGGCGTAAAGGCCGCCATTGAAGACGAACAAAGCCAGAAACTATTGGCCAAGGCTTTACAAAACACAACAGGCGCAACAGACGCACAAATTAAAGCCAGCGAAGACTGGATAAGTACCCAGCAATTAGCCAAGGGAATTTCAGATAGTAAGTTACGGCCAGCATTAGCAAACCTTGCCCGTGCTACTGGTTCGGTAACAAAGGCGCAAGAACTTACTAATTTGGCTATGGATATTAGCGTGGCAACGGGCAAGGATTTAGAAACCGTTTCTTTAACCCTTGGTAAAGCCTATGACGGAAATTTTGGAGCGCTTACTAAATTAGGTATTCCATTAGACGAAGGTATTAAGAAAAGTAAAGATTTTAATTTAGTCCAAGATGAATTAGTTAGATTATTTGGCGGAGCAGCTAAAGCCAATACGGAAACTTACGCGGGGCAGTTAGCCATTTTAACCGAACGCTGGGACGAAATGAAAGAAAGT